ATGAGTGACACAAACCTGCGGCTGCAGGTGGTATTAAGCGCGGTTGATAAAATCACGCGCCCCTTTCGCAGCGCGCGCGACGGCTCTAAGGAGCTGTCGGCTGCGCTGAAGGCCAGCAAAGACGGCCTGAAATCCCTTAATGAGCAGGCGGGCCGCATTGACGGATTCCGCAAAACCCGCTCACAGCTTGCTGTTACCGCCAACAATTTGAAGGCCGCCCGCGAGGAAGCGGCGCGCCTTGCCGTGCAGCTTACCGAAACGAACAGGCCCACGGCGCAGCAGGCCAGACTGCTTGAGCAGGCAAAGAACCGCGCCAGCCAGCTGCAGCAGACATACAACGGCCTGCGCCTGTCGGTGCAGCGCCAGCGTGAGGCGCTGAACGCGGCGGGCATTGACACAAAACAGCTGAGCGAGGCGCAGCGCCGGCTAAAAACGGACGCGCAGGCGGCAACCGGGGCCATCGAGCGCCAGCAGGCAGAGCTGCGCAAGCTCGGCGAGCGCCAGCAGAAGATACGCGACATCCAGGCACGGCATGAAAAGCTGACCGAGACGCGTAATAAGCTGGCCGGTAACGGCGCGGGCATGGTGGCAACTGGCGTTGCTACCGGCGCGACCCTGATGGCCCCGGTGCGCGCCTATGCGGATTCGGAGAACGCCGCGACGCAGCTGGCCGCCTCCATGATGGGGCCGGGCGCTAAGGTGCTGCCGGAGTATGAAAAAATCAACAGGTTGGCAGTGAGCCTGGGTGACAAGCTGCCCGGCACCACGGCGGACTTTCAGAACATGATGACCATGCTTCGCCGCCAGGGCATGAGCGCACAGGCGATCCTGGGCGGACTGGGTGAGGCTACGGCCTATCTCGGCGTGCAGCTGCAGATGGCCCCGACCGACGCGGCGGAGTTTGCGGCGAAGCTGCAGGACGCCACGCAGACCAGTGAAAAGGACATGATGACGCTCACCGACATCATTCAGAAGGGATTTTATGCGGGCGTGGATTCGGAAAACATGCTGCAGGGCTTTTCCAAAATCGGCAGCGCCATGGACATCATCAAAAAGAAAGGGATCGATGCGGCGAGAGAATTTGCGCCCCTGCTTGTGATGGCTGATCAGCAGGGCATGGACGGCGGCTCGGCAGGTAACGCTTACCGCAAGGTACTGCAGGCCATGATGGACAACAAGAAAATCAAAGGGGTGAACGAAGACCTGAAAGGCACGGGGGTGAAATTTGATTTCACCAACGGCAAAGGAGAATTTGCCGGTATTAAGAAAATGTATGCGCAGCTGGATCAGCTTAAGGCACTTAGCACCGAGAAGCGGTTGAGGACGCTCAAAGATATGTTTGGCGACGATGCGGAAACGCTGCAGGTGCTAAACAACATGATTGCTAAAGGGCTTGCCGGGTACAGGGAAACCGCTGCGAAACTCGACAACCAGGCGTCTCTGCGGGAGCGCGTTGACGCCTCGTTAAAGACGCTGTCAAACCGCTGGGATGCGGCGAGCGGCTCGTTTACTAATGCAATTGCTGCAATTGGTGAGACGGTCGCGCCAGTGCTTAAACAGGTGGCCGACTGGCTGGGAAATCTCGCTGGCGCATTAGGCATGTTTGTAAAACAGCACCCGCAACTGACGGCGACGCTGTTCAAGATAGCGGCGGGATTTGCCATCGTGACAGCAGGGATAGGCGCGGCGTTGCTGGTCTTTGCGTCAACAATCGGCCCCATGCTGCTAATGCGTATGCTTATGAACAAGACGGGCCTTCAGGCATTTACCTCGTTTGGACTCATGCGTAAGGCTATTGGCCTTGTTGGTAATGGCGTGCTGTGGCTGGGGCGGCTGATGATGGCGAACCCCATTCTGGCCGTAGTCGGGCTGATTGCTATGGCTGCCATATATATCTGGCAGAACTGGGACACGCTGGGGCCGAAATTTGCCGCTCTGTGGGACGGCATCAGCACCAAAGTCAGCAATGTATGGACGGCGATCCGCACCTACATCAGCACTAAATGGGATGAAATAGTGGCCGACGTGAAGGCGCTGCCCGCGCGCTTTCAGGAAGCTGGCTCGCAGATGATTGATGGCCTGATGGCAGGCTTCAGCCAGAAATGGGATGCGCTCAAAAGCAAGCTATCCTCGCTGACTGATTACCTGCCGGACTTTCTAAAGCCGGGCAGCGACAAGCCAGGCGCGCCAGCGCAGGCAGCCCGACCACGCCCGGCGCAGGTCACGGCAGACGGGAAAGTGGCGCTGCCGCCGGGCGGCTTCCCGGCTTTTCCGAGGATGTACGACACCGGCGGGCATATTCCGTCCGGGCAGCTCGGCATCGTCGGGGAAAACGGGCCGGAAATTGTGAACGGCCCGGCCAACATACCCGGCGGCCGCCGCACTGCCGCGCTGGCCGCCTCTGCCGCGCTGGCGATGGGCATGGCCGCCACGCCAGCGGCTTCGCGTCCACTACATCCGATGAGCCAGCCCGCGCAGACATACCGGCAGGAAGCGGCACGACCGCAACCGGCGGCCAGTATGTCGCCCGTGACCGTTAATGCCTCTATCACGATCATGCAGCAGCAAGGGCAGAGCGCGCAGGACGTAGCGGACGAGGTTATGCGCAGACTTGAGGCAAAAGAGCGACAGGCGAAGGCCCGCGCCCGCAGCAGCTACCACGACAGAGAAGGACTTGAATAATGATGATGACGCTGGGGATGTTCGTTTTCATGCTGCAGACGGTCCCTTATCAGGAGTTGCAGATCCAGCGCAGCTGGCGGTTTCCGTCAAACAGCCGCGTAGGCCTGCGCTCGTCCCTCCAGTTTTTGGGGCCGGATAATGAAACGCTGACGCTTTCGGGCGTTCTGCTGCCGGAGATAACCGGCGGCAGGCTGTCACTGCTGGCGCTGGAGCAGATAGCAGAGCTGGGGCGCGCGTGGCCGCTGATAGAGGGAAGCGGCACCATTTACGGCATGTTTGTGATCGAGAGCCTGAGCCAGACCAAAGCGGAGTTTTTCAGCAGTGGCGTCTGCCGGCGCATTGAGTTTACGCTCACCCTGAAGCGCACCGACGAAACGCTGGGCGAAATGTTCGGCAGTCTGAGCGATCAGCTCTCAGCCATGAAGGGCGCGGCGACGGACGCCGCGGGTAAAGTTACCAGCATGATGGGAGGGCTGCTTTCATGAGCGCCACGAAATGGATAAACGGGCAGGCAAATTCTCCTTCTTTCAGGCTGACGCTTGAGGGCGCGGACATCACGCAGAAGATTGAGAAGCGGCTTATGAGCCTGACGCTCACGGATAACCGGGGATTTGAGGCTGACCAGCTGGACATCGAGCTGGACGACGCAGACTGCCAGCTGCTGCTGCCTCGCCGAGGCGTCTCTCTGTCGCTCGCGCTCGGCTGGCAGGGTGAGGCGCTTTTTCCGAAAGGCACCTTTATCGTGGATGAGATTGAGCACTCTGGCACGCCTGACCGGCTGACCCTGCGCGCCCGCAGCGCTGACTTCAGGCAGACGCTCAATACTAAGCGTGAAAAATCATGGCACCAGACGACTGTGGGCGACATCGTGAAAGACATTGCAGGCCGCCACAAGCTGAAGATCGCCCTGGGTGATGATGTGGTGAAGATGGCCGTAGATCACCTTGACCAGACCAACGAGTCAGACGCCAGCTTTCTGATGCGCCTGGCGAAACAGTCAGGCGCGATAGCCTCAATTAAAAATGGAAATCTGCTGTTCATACGTCAGGGGCAGGGAAAAACGGCCAGCGGTAAGGCGCTGCCGGTGATCACCATTCAACGCAAGGACGGCGACAGCCATCGCTTTACCATGGCTGACCGCGACGCCTACACAGGAGTAATTGCCAGCTGGCTGCATACCCGCGAACCGACAAAAAAACCGGTGGCGAAAGTAAAGCGCAGGCGGAAAAAGACGACAAAGAAAAAAGAGCCAGAAGCCAAACAGGGCGATTACCTGATCGGAACGGATGAAAACGTCCTGGTGCTGAGTCGTACCTATGCAAACCGGGCCAATGCAGAGCGCGCGGCCAAAATGCGTTGGGAGCGGCTGCAGCGCGGGGTTGCGTCATTTTCTATACAGCTGGCTCGCGGCCGGGCAGATCTATACACCGAAATGCCGGTAAAGGTGAGCGGCTTCAAACAGCAGATAGACGCGGGAGAATGGATTGTAACGACGCTTACGCACAGCCTCAGCGCGGACAGTGGCTTTACAACAAGCATTGATCTTGAGGTAAAAATAGACTCATTGGAAATGGAATAAGAAGTATCCCAATTGGGTTTTTTTGTGTACTATCCACCCAAAACGAGATGCGAGGTTTAGTTATGATGAATTGTCCATTGTGTGGGAACGCGTCCCATACGCGCAGTAGTTTCCAAGTTTCTAAAACGACTAAAGAGCGCTACAACCAATGCCAAAACCTTAACTGCGGCTGTACCTTCAAATCTCACGAGACAGTCGCAGACATCATAATGAACCCTGGAAAAGTTAAACCTGTAACGCCACATCCGGACAGGAATTTACAGGGTGGACTCTGGCTATAAGAGTAGCCCGCAATAGCGGGCTTATAATTCTGAAGTGCGCGATTCAATGAATTTTTTACTTTCGTCAAAGCCTAAAGCCCCTGCCTGCTTACACTCTTTCCCCCCGCCGCTAAATTCGAACCCCTGATCTTGTGTTGAATTCAGGATACGCATTGATGTAATCAGTTTTTCATCCCAAGGATGAACAAAAATCGTGTTGCAGATTCCTGAAAAGAAGAAATAGGCAGAGTCTTTATTAACCGTGGATTTTCGAAGAGTTAGGGATAAAACTCCATTTCTCAAAACATAATTATCATATTGGTACGTTTTAAGCGTTTTTTCGACCTGCTCAGGTATCGGCGCAGCTACGGCGGTTAGGGCCGGAAGCATGGATAGCGCCAGAAGAAATTTTTTCAT